TTAAATCGCAATTAAATCTTTCCAAGTAGCAGATCCGCAAATACCATCCACTTCCAGAACTTCTTTTCTGGATTCCTGATAAGCTTTCAGAGCGTAAATCGTGTTTGCATCTGCTGTCCATGTAAGTTTCAGGGCTTTGCCGTTTTTGCCTTTAAAGCCCCTGGCTCTTAATATTTCCTGTAAGAGAAGCACAGATGTATTTTTGTCTCCTGCTTTTACTGTCTCTGGGTTAAACATGTAGCCGCCTCCTTCTGGGTTTGTTGTCTTGTCTGTTTCATCTTTATCTGCAGATAAAACAATTGAATAGTCCGGTGTACAAAATTTTGTCCCCGGAAGATTACTGTTGTAATAGCTCTTCTGGCACACCCCGCCACCATTTGCCACGATACCGGATGCTCCGGAAGTATTTCCCTCAATCGTCCAGAACCTGTCTCCGGCTACTTTTGTTATAAAGCCGGTGTGGGTAAATGTATCGCCGTGTTTAAATATAACAATATCTCCAACTTTTGGATTGGCATTTTTTACAAATAAGACGCCTAAGGTTGGGCAGTATACATACGGCCAGTGTTTTAAGAGTTTCTTTGCATTATCCAGACCAAAAGCTTTCATGAAACACCAGGAGATAAACGCTGCGCACCAGGGCTGCCCCTGATAGGATGGTTTTATATCTCTCCAATATTTTGTATAGTTTGCTGATCCGGCATTTCCAGTCTTGCTGTCAAGCTTACTGTTATTTTTCTTTTCCAGGTACCCGATCTCTTCTTCTGCAATTCCCAGAACTACGTTGATAGCTTCACTCTTTGTCATGACTGTGTTTTCCTTTTTTATATCTTTTGCTTCGTTATAATCTTTGTAAAATATATTTCTATCTACAGTTCCGCTGATGCCAGGTATCTTTGCTTTACTGGAATACTGCCAGCCCACACCAAAGTCCGGCCGGAGTCGTTCCTGTAAAGTACCGTTATCTGATGCCGGATAACGTGCAATCCAGAAATCGTATTTTTTCAGATGGCTACAAATTACATTCAGGTACCAATCCACATTGCAATAAATACCAAATTTATATCCCGCTGCCGTGATAATCTTTTCGAATGCTTCTGCCAATTTATGGATCTGTTCAGCTCCAAGGCTTCTCTGATTATTCCATTCCAGATCCAGCCAGACCGGATACTGCAGTTTTCGCCCGTTCAGAACTTCCACGACCTTCTTGGCTTCGCTCTGTATCTCTGCAACTGTCATAGCATAGGAATACTTATATGCCCCAACCGGGATATTGTATTTCCGGCATTCAGAGAAGTTCTGCTCAAAGTAGCTATCTATCACGTTTCCCGCTTCTGTAATCCGCAGGATTGCGAACCCCATGCCGTAATCAGCAACTGTTTTCCAGTCAATTTTCCCTTGCCAGGCAGATACATCAATTCCTCTTATTTCCATGTCCGTCTCCTTTCATAGAGCGAAAAGGGATGGTTTCTCATCCCTTATTCGTCTTTATTTGCCTGTTTTACAATCTGGTTCACGTATGTAGAAAGACCGGCAATCAGTATTCCCTGTGTAATCGCTGTAAAAATTGCCATTGCAATATCCTGTCCGGTACCGCAGGTGCAGGTGGCAAACACATAGATCGCGCAGATTGCAATGCTGATTCCGCCAAGGATAAGCGGGATGTACTTATCCTTTACTGCCTGTGCCTGTTTGAGTGCCATTCCTACGAAATATAAGGCAATAGCTACTACGATGAGTTCTGGTTTTACATAATTTGTGATCTGTTCCATAATCATTCTCCTTTTCTTTCCAGGTCTTCTATTCTATGATTCGCAACCTTAATCTGTTCCTCCTTTCTCCGCCTTAACCGGCGGCTTTTCTTTCGTAATTCATATTCAGAAGAATTATATCCTGTCTCTGGATGAGCAGGCATTTGATTTCTTCTTCTGACATATCACTGGCTTTATGCTGAATTCCATTAATACGGATATTTCTTGTTACCAGTTTTAATTCTGACATCTTCCTCACCTCTTCTTTATGGTATGGGAAATGATATGTATGAGTTACTGTTTATACAAATTTAAGCAGTTTGTCGAACGACTTTCGTTGACTCTCCTCTCATATGCTCTTATCCTGTAAGTACAGAGTAGTGACCTACCCGAGTACATACGATCGGAATGTCCTCAATAGTAAATTTCAACAACTGTATTGCTTTACAAATATCTATCTGCTTCCATGAACACATTCCATTCATCTTTAGTGACAATATGCGCTCCGACCATCCCATTGCACTTGCGAAGTTCGACTGAGTGTTAAAAATCTCCACAATTCTTCCTCGTAGCTTGTTATAATCGAATGCCAACTTGATACCTCCTTTCCGGTTCAAGCTTTTGAATTATCTGTGTAATATCACGTCGTCCATTTTCTGTCAACATAAAATTCAATTTTTTTAACTTCCAGGTTTTTATTATTGAACTTTTGCATAATATGTGTTATATTTCAATTACGAAAAGGAGAACATTATGAAGAAAGAAAACACTGCAATTCGTTTAAAAACAATAATGAATATGCGCGGACTTCGGCAGGTTGATATTCTTAATCTGACTGTTCCATATTGTCAAAAGTATAGTGTAAAAATGAATAAGTCAGATATAAGTCAATACTGTTCTGGAAAAACAGAGCCTAACCAAGAAAAGCTTTTTATTCTAGGAAATGCATTGAACGTAAGTGAAGCATGGCTTATGGGTTTTGACGTTCCTATGGAAAGAACTCCCTATAAAGCAGAATCTGTTCAGAACTCTTCCGTCTCTGCTCAGTGCAAGGAAATCATAGAAATCTGCAATCAGTTGTCTCCTCATAACCAGAGAAAGGTTCTCGCCTACTCTAAGAACCTTCTCTCCGCCCAGCAGATGGAAGAAGATCTTCTTGCAGCTCATGCCCGGACGGATGTTGAGCAAACACCCGAAGGTGTTCAGCATGATTTGGATATTATGAATGATGATTCAAAATGGGAGGAATGATATGGCATTAGATATATTGGAATTGCGTAAACTATGTATACCTAAAAACATTCGTATTACACTCCACGCAGCTAAAAGGCTGGAACAGCGTAGGATATTCTTAAAAGATGTAATAGCCTGTATTATGAATGGAGAAATCATCGAACAATATCCAGATGATTATCCTTACCCCAGTTGTTTAATTCTGGGGATGAGCATCGAAGATAAATATCTTCATGTAGTCATCGGAAATCACGAATCGGATTTGTTCCTTATAACAGCTTATTTCCCCAGTTTTGATAAATGGGAATCTGATTTCAAAACCAGAAAGGAGAATGCATAATGACTTGTTTTTACTGCAAAGGTAATATTGAATCTTCTACAACAACTTACATGACTGATTATCAGGGATGCTATATCATTATCAAGAATGTTCCTTGTGAAAAGTGTTCTCAATGTGGGGAAGAATACTTAAATGGTGAAACACTTGAACGAATTGAAGAAATTATTCAAAAAGTTAAAGGTATGCTGACTGAAATTGCAGTTGTTGACTACAAGCAAACAGCTTAGAGAGAACCGTTTTATTTTAATCGCTAAAGGGGTGATCCCAATTGAATTACGAACAATTACTGACTGCTGCCGATCAAGAAGGGTTACTTGTTAAAGAACAACCTCTTACTGAACATGATGGCCTGATCCGCGGCAGTCGCATAGCAATCCGAAAGGATATAGAAACACAAGCAGAAAAATCCTGTGTGCTTGCCGAAGAAATCGGGCATTATCGCACCAGCTCCGGAAACATTTTAGACCAGAATAAGGTAGAAAGCCGAAAGCAGGAATATCGAGCTCGGCTTTATGGGTATAATCTAAAGATCGGACTTACCGGTCTGATCAGCGCTTATGAAGCAGGATGTGGGAATCTTTATGAGATGGCTGAATATCTGAACGCTACGGAAGAATATTTAAAAGAGGCTATACAGTGTTATCATTCTAAATACGGTGTATACGCTGTTGTTGATAATTATGTTATTTATTTTGAACCATTTGCGGTGATACATATGATTTCATCAGCAGATTAAAGAACGGAGCTGTTATTACCAGATTCGCTATTGGAAGAATATAGAGATTTTACTATTGAACAGATGTCTAGAATGACTGGATATCACCAAAAGCTCATAGAACTGCGAATGAGTTCTTGAATACAGGAGGTTTTTCACATGAAAAAGACATTATTAAAATATTTTACAGTTGCCCTAATTACAATCAGCACCATATCTATGCCGCTAACTGTTAAAGCAGCTCAAAAAAGTAACATTTCCATTCGGCCAAATGTAGCATACTCTAAATATGACATCACCGGTGATGGCAAAGCTGATAAAATTCGAATAAATTTCAAGTCGGAATCTTATCTGAACATTGAGGTGAATGGCAAAAAAAGTTTTAGTTTAAACGCCCAAAACATATATCTTGTAAATGCAGATCTTTATACTCTCAATGGAAATAAACATTTTTTGAAGCTAAAATGCCAAGACATTGATAATGATCACATTGATTACGACAAATTATTGACTTATAAATCTGGAAAACTTGTATCTGCTGTCAATTTAATGTCGCATCGTAAAGGTGCTTTCAATGCTCGCCATAATAGTTTTACTCAAAAAGTTGGTGCAAATTACATTCAAATCCGTATGCAGTCAATGCCAGGAGGAGTCGGTTCTATTCAATATACCATAACTTATAAACTTTCCGGAAGCTCTCTGAAGCTTTCCAAAACTACATATCCTGTCACTTATTCCAAATCATACAATCCCCTTCTTGGTGGACAAAATATGTGGAAATGTGCAAAATCATTGAATATAAAGAACGCCCCTAACGGAAATATTATCTATACAACAGATGCTTACGAAGTATGTACTGTAAATAAAATTAAATATTCTGGCGGCAGTGCCTATATATATATCCGGGCTGAGGATGCTGATATTTCTGGATGGGTAAGATGCCCTAATTCCTATACAAGCAGATTTTTTGAAGAATCCCTGTTTATTTAATTATCATTGCATTCAATAATGTCTTCAAAAAGTGCCCTTACTGGTAACAGCAACCAAACATTCTCGTTTGAACAGATGCCTCGAATGACGGGGAATCACCAGAAATTGATTGAATTGAGAATATCTAATAATTCAGATTTAGATCCGAATTATTTAATATTCTTTCACCTTATAAAGACATACATTTCAATGGTCAAAGCATATTTGATGTTTTGGGTTTTCCAAACGATTTGCTTGAACGTTTAAATCAGCTAATCACACAAAAATTCATATAAAAACCGCCCCTGCTGGTAACAGGGACGGATCAAGAATCTCCGAAGAGATCCAGTACTTTAGCAAAGATATTGTATCATCTTCGGAGCAGTTACACAAGTCGAACATTTGTATATATGTGATCACATCAATGGATTAACGAAAGGAGTTTTCATTATGCCATTACCCAAAGAACGGATTTATACAATAGATGACATCTACGCTCTTCCGGATGGCGAACGTGCAGAGCTGATTGATGGGCAGATCTATATGATGGCACCGCCTAATACCAGACATCAGGTAATCGTCGGTGAACTGTATGCTACTATCCGCAATTACATTAAAAGTAAAAACGGATCCTGTAAACCATATGTTTCTCCATTTGCAGTGTTCCTGAATGAAGATAACAAGAACTATGTCGAACCAGACTTAACAGTTGTCTGCTCACCGGACAAAGTAGATGAAAAAGGTTGTCATGGTGCACCTGACTGGGTAATTGAGGTTGTTTCTCCTGCTACCCAGAGTAAAGATTACGGAATAAAGCTGTTTAAATACCGTATGTCCGGAGTCAGGGAATACTGGATCATTAATCCTATGAAGGGGATTGTAAACGTTTACGATTTTGAAAATGAATCGGGTACCGGATTATACTCTTTTGATGATGAAATTCCAGTATGTATATATCCCGATTTATCAATTGTGATCTCTGAATTATTATAATAAAAACCGCCCCTGTTGGTAGCAGGGACGGCTCAAGAATCTCCGAAGAGATTCCGTACTTTGGCAAAGATATTGTATCATCTTCGGAGCAGTTACACAATCAGAACGTTTGTGTGGCTGTTATTTTTATACTTAAAATTACATATTTTATAAAACCGAGGTGATATTTATGAGCAGTAAAGTGGCATGTCTTTACATCCGCGTCTCGACAGAGGACCAAACAGAACTTTCTCCTGATGCGCAGAAACGTCTTTTGCTGGATTATGCTCAGAAGAATGACATGATTGTTTCCGGGGACTTTATCTTTACTGAGAGTGTTTCCGGCCGGCATGCACAGAAGCGCCCGGAGTTTCAGAAGATGATTGCCCTGGCAAAGCAGCCCTCTCACCCCATTGATGTAATCCTGGTATGGAAATTCAGTCGTTTCGCCCGTAACCAGGAAGAGTCTATCGTATACAAGAGTATGCTCAAAAAAGACAATGTAGACGTGATCAGTGTATCTGAGCCACTGATTGGGGGACCTTTTGGCAGCCTGATCGAGCGTATCATCGAATGGATGGATGAATACTACTCCATTCGATTGTCAGGTGAGGTTTTGCGTGGCATGAAAGAAAAAGCCCTGCAAAAAGGCTATCAGACATCTCCCTGTCTTGGCTATACTGCAGTTGGACATGGGAAACCTTTTGTGATTAATGAATCAGAATATGCTATTGTCTCTTATATCATGGATTTGTATGATAACCAGAACTTAGATGAAACAGCTATTGCCAGACGCTGCAATGACCTTGGATACCGGACAAAACGGGGAAACCTCTTCGAGCGGCGCAGCGTTGACCGGATTCTTGGAAATCCCTTCTATTGCGGGACTGTTGTCTGGAACGGAGTGGAATTTGAAGGAAGCCATGAGGTACGTCTTTCCAGGGAACGGTATGAAAAACGTCAGAAGCTGATCACTTCCCGGAAACGTCCAGTCAAGGCGCGGAATGTCTCTGCCTGTAAGCACTGGCTATCCGGTCTTTTGAAGTGCTCTGTCTGCGGGGCCACGCTTTCTTACACCGGTAATAATAAGTGTCCTTATTTCCAGTGTTGGAAGTACGCAAAGGGATTTCATAAGACTTCTGTTGCCTTATCGGTCAAAAAGGCTGAAGAAGCTGTGATAAGTTATTTTGATCAGATCTTAGATGGAGCAGAATTTACATATGTATGCAAAAAGAAAAAGACTGATCATTCACTGCAGATCGAACAGTTACAAAGAGAGATCAGTAAGCTCACCATGAGAGAAAGCAGAATCAAAGAGGCTTATGAGGCAGGCGTAGATACTCTGGAAGAATATAAGAATAATAAGGATCGTCTGGTATCAGATCGGTTAGAATTGACTGCTGCCCTTTCACAGCTATTACAGGAAGAACAGGCAGAGCAGCCTGACGCAGAAGAAATCTTGAAAGAGATCCGTTCTGTTACGGATGTCCTGAAGAATCCAGACGTAGGTTATGAAGCAAAGGGAAATCTGATCAGAAGTGTTGTGGAGCAGATCATATATGATAAGGAATCCGGAAAAATGTCTTTTGACATCATTATTTCCTGAATTTCATCCATCCATAAAAAAGTGCCATTTCAGCCTTTTAACATTTTTGTAATATTTTTTCAGAATTGAAAATCCCGCAAACCCGCATAAACACTGGGTTTGCGAGGCTATTATAGGGTACTGCACTCCGGTGGCCCGGACGGTGAGATCGGCGCTTCCCTGCGTTATCTTTCCCAGCGTTTTACCATGCCGAACCGGACGACTTCTGCTTTGCTCAACGACATAGGAACAGAAGAACTCAGTCATCTGGAAATGGTATCCACTATTGTACATCAGCTTACCCGGGACCTTTCCATGGAGGAAATTGAGAAATCCGGATTCGGACCGTATTATATCGATCACACAGTGGGAGTCTGGCCACAGGCAGCAGGTGGCGTACCATTTAATGCATGTGAATTTCAGAGTAAAGGTGATCCGATCACTGATCTGTTCGAGGATCTTGCTGCAGAGGGTGCGATTGTATAAAGACAACATTGAGGTTTTAAAAGAAAGTTCCCGATAATCTGGCATACTAGCTGCCAGATATGAGAACCCTAGAAATTCCAATGTATTTCAATAGGTACTTCCTTAGTTACAGGGTCTTTTTTGCCAACCAATACATAATCAATCAGCTTTTCAACCGTTTCCCTGTCTAAGTGTTCAAGATTTGTATATTGCTCGATTAACTGTCGTCTGTTGTCGCCAATCAGCATTTTTCTTTCAATAACATCAAGCTGTTTCTGCGTATCAATCATCAGTTTTTCGAGCCTTTCTTTTTGTGTTGAGAAGTCTTTGGATAAATCCAAGTAATCAAGTTCGGAAAGAATACCCTTTACCTTATCTAAATATAATTCTCGGATTCCTTTTGTATATTCCGCAATCTTTTTTTGATAAGCAGCAATCTCCGTTTCCAGAGCTTCTTTTTGACCTCGCAAGTCATTGTTGAATTGCACATTTTGTTCAAGCTCATCTTTGTCAAGATATTCTGCGGATAACTTATTAAGTTCATCAATCACAGCTTTTTCTAATTTGTCTACTGAAATGAAAGAACCTATACAAGCGTCCTTTGCTACATGGCGGTTAGAACATTGTAAATAATGCTTACCATGATTCTTTGACGAACGCATTGTATAACCACAATTCATACAGCGAGCTTTTCTGGCAAATAAACCGATTGTGCCAACTGTGAAAGGTTTTGCCTTTTGAGCTACCAATGCTTGAACCCTATCCCATAACTCACGGTCAATAATCGGCTCATGTGTACCCTCAACTCTGTACCACTCGTTTTTGGGTCTGGGTTTGTTTTGCTTTGTCTTATAAGAAACGCTGCCATATTTCCCTTGAACCATATTCCCGATATAGATTTCATTCACCAACATATCTGATATGGCAAAATATTTCCATAGGGTACTGTTTTTCGTTTTAGGCTGCTTGTAACGCAAACCATGAAGTCGTTTGTATTCCGTAGGGTTTGGTATTCCTCTGTCATTCAGCATACGGGCAATGGCGGTCTTTCCATATCCCTGTGAAAACAGTGTAAAAACTTCTCTGACAACTTCCGCAGCTTCTTCATCAATAATCAAATGCCCTTTTACGTCAGGGTCTTTTTTGTAACCATACAGAGCAAAAGCACCGATATGGTGTCCGTTCTTTCTTCTGTCAGTGAGAACGCTTTTAATGTTCTCTGACATATCCTCCAAGTACCACTCATTCACCAGACCGTTAATCTGTCTTGATTTCTTATTTCCTTTATTAGCGGTATCTGCATTATCAACAATGCTGATGAAGCGAATACCCCAAATAGGAAAAAGACCGTGGATATATTTTTCCACTAATTCTAGTTCTCTGGTAAATCTGGATTGTGTCTTACAAAGGACAATATCAAATTTACGATTCTTTGCGTCCTCCAACAACCTGTTAAATTCTGGTCGTCGTCTGTCAGAACCAGTGTAATCATCATCACTGTATATGTTGTAGACTTCCCAACCATGCTCTAATGAGTATTGAAGTAACATTGACTTTTGATTCTGAATACTGTTACTGTCGTCTGTGTCTGATTGTTTGTTTCTATCTTCCTCTGATAAGCGGCAATAAATAGCAACTCTTGATTTTGATTCTATCATGCTTCGTTCTCCTTTTTGAGAAGACGAAACAAACTATCTCTACATAATGTTATTATAACATCTTGTAGGATAGTTTGTCTATCATCTGGCAGGAGTTGCCCTTCCTTTATTTTTTTCATATTGATTTATCAACTCTATCCATTTTAGAGTAAATGCTTTTGTAAACACCGCTTTATCACAATTTTTAAAAACATTCTTGCAAACTACCTTTGCGTCATTTGCCATTGAACCACCTCACTACAATATATTTACAAAGTATGCAAAAATGCTTGTACATTATGAAAGAATTTGTCTATAAAGTAAGAAGTAATCAGATGGCTTTGGAAAGCTCCACTGGAATTTCACCATTCCCATTCTGATGGGTGAACCGCACCATGCGAGTGTATCATTATTCTGATATACGGGTCATGGCAGCAACTTTTCCAACAGTCGCTTACGGATCACTGGCGTGGTCGCTCGCTTCTTTATCCCTCCTTTTCATGGGTCATGGCGTTCCAGTCCGTCGGCTCACCGCATATCAAACGTATCTGATTACTTTATTCAATTTTCAAAGAACACTTGTAAAACGGAGCTGGAATGAGGTGGTATCACACTCCGTATATATTCGCTTATTTCACTCTGACTTCAAAACCTAGAATTGCTTTAATAAGGGCAGCTCTAATTCTGCCTTTCAGTTCCATATCGACCACAATATACATATTTCCGTGTTCATCATAGAACGGGCGTAAACTTGCTTTTGATATGTAAGCGTCATAGTGATTTAAAATTTTCTCTATTGCCACTTCGTCGCCATCAGCAGCTAAACTGATTGTGGAGAATAGAGGACACTTTTTTGTAGACTTCATCATGTTATAATTCCTCCTCGTACATATCTCTAATGAGCTTTAGTGAACACATTCTGTTTCTATAAACAGAGTTTCTGGAAATATCCAAAATCTCTGCGATTTCTGCGTCTGGTAATTCCAGAAAGTAGAACATCAACACAACATTGCGTCGTCTTTCACTTAATTTTTTGATTGCTTCACATAATTTCTCATCATAGACACGAACTTCTGTACCGAACACATCAAAGGAAGTAAATTCAAGCGAGTATTCGTCCGATACACCCAACTGGTTTAATTCCAGCTCTGGTATTTCACAGAAAGATATTTCATGCTTTGCACGTCTGGCAAGTTCTTTGTTGTAGTTCTTTACAGTTCTGCCAATCACCTTACGAGCCAGACAGTCAAATTGAAGTCTTATAGCGTTCTCAAATGAAGAAGGTTTCAT